TGACGCCCGTGAAGGTGTTGGCGGCACTGAGGAGGGCCGAAGGCGGCAGCGCATTGACGAGGCTGGTACCCGTGGCCACCAAGAAGACCCAGAGGTCGCGGGGAAGGACGACACCCGTGCCCGCCGAAGTGCGGAAGGTAACGTCGGCCCCCGAGGCTTGGCAGCGCACCCAGTAGGTCTTCTCCACGTCGGGGACAATGACGCTGATGGCGGAGGTCAGGGTACCCGTGAGATCCAACACGGCGTTGCGCGCCTGGTCGAGGGTACCATCGGCGGCACTCACCACGTAGCTGGAACCCCCCGAGATGTCGATGGCATCGTAGCCGGTGATGGCCTGCTGCAGGAGGTTGAGGTTGTTGTTGGTCTTGACGCCCCAGGTGTTGGCATTCTCGCCAGTGGCCTGCAGTTCCAACCTGAGGGTGGAGGAGTATGTAGAGGGCATTACACGCCTCCCAGCAGGGTGTTGTCGCCACCAGCGGGCGAATCATTCTTGAGGTTGTCGTCCTGACGGGTCCGGCGGGCCTCGTTGCGCAGCTTCGCCACGGCGTCCTGATACTTGCCTTCCCACATGGCCGCCGCCTGATAGTTCTTCATGAACATGCAGGCTTCGTGCATGCACCCGTAGAAGAGGGCCTCGGGGGCATACTCGGTGAGCCAGTTGGTGGAGGTGCCCACGCTGCCGATGGAGGTGGGGATCTGGACGTAGGAGATTTCCACGGAGGCCTGCGAGGAGGGCGCCGGGGCGATGAGGATCTGGTTGAAGCCCCAGCGGGCAAAGTACTTGGGTTCCCCCGTGGAGGTGCGCTGCGGCCAGTACTCTCGGAGGAACTCGTCGGTACGCATGATGAGCTGGTTGTACCTTCCCGCCGACACGTAGTTCACAGCCTTCAACACCAGCGCGTCGGAGGGGACCGAGACGAGATAGGTGGAGACCGTTGCGGTAGTGTATACTACGAAGCCGTAGGTGTCAATGTCGCGGCTGAGGCGCATCCGCGTCTGATCGATGAAGGTGGGAATGGCATCGGCAAACTCGGTGTCGTCATTCTCCGAGGCCGACTTGATGTAGTTGAAGAGTTGGGTGTAGGAGGTGGACATCAGGTGACTCCTGCGCCAGAGATCATCCACTGGCCCACATCGACCTTGATGATGGTGGCAAGGGCGGGGGCCGCCAAAGTGCGGTTGCCGGTGCTGCCATCATTGGCGAAGACGAGGGTATCGGTGGTGATGGAGACGGTGACGGTGCCCGCCGAAACCTGATTGATGAGGGTGATGACGGCCCCCAGCGGGAAATAGACCGAGGCGCTGCTGGGGATGATGATGGTGGCAGCAGCGGTAGCCGACGTGGGATGCAGGACGTGCCGCCCGATGTCAGCCGAGACCAGCGTGTAGGTAGTGGTGGCCTGCACATTCTGCTGGACGCGGGACATCACCGCATAGCTGGCTTCGGGAGTGACGGCGCGCTGCGTATCGGTACCCGCCAAGGCCGCACTCACGTCGGCAAGGCGCACCAGCCCCGCAGAAGTCTGGGTGGCGCTGGTGATGTTGAGGGCGCTGAGGAACCCGGCCTTGTCGGTGATGGACACCCCACCTTGGATATTCACGGTGGAGGTGAAGGTGTTGGCCCCCGTGAAAGTCTGGGTGCTGCTGAGGCGGGCAAAGGCGCTGGCATTGATGATGCTGGCGTAGTAGGCCGCGAGGGATGCGGAGTCCGCAGCCTGCGTGGCGTAGGCGCTGGCACTCGTGCGATAGATGAGGGCGAGTGAGGCGTCGGCCCCCGCAGAGGTAGCGAAGGCAGAAGCCGAGGTCTTGTAGATGAAGGCGAGGGAGGCATCGCGGGAAGCCGCCGAGGCAAATGCCGACGCCGATGCCGCATAGACCCCGGCGATGCTGGCCGCATTGTTGGCGCTGACGGCAGCCACGGAAGCGGAGGCCGCATGGATGGCCGCCATGGATGCGTGGGCCGCTGCCGACACGTTGGAGGAAGAAGCCTGCGCCGCATAGTTGTTGGCGGCACTGGCAGCCTCGTTGGCACTCGTGCGATAGATGGCCGCGAGGGAGGCATCCACCGCAGCAGCGGAAGCTGCAGCCACGGCGGAGTTGCGATACACGAGGGCTGCCGAGGCGGAGTCGTTGGCCTGCGTGGCAAAGGCGGAGGCGGCGGCACGCGACACGGCGGCGGCGGATGCATCTGCGGCGGCGGAGGTAGCGAAGGCGCTGGCAGAAGCCTTGTAGACTCCGGCGATGCTTGCCTGATTGGCCGCGTCGGTAGCGTAGGCGCTGGCAGAGACCTTGTAGATTTGGGCCACGGAGGCGTAGCCCCCAGCTTCGGTGGCGTAGGCAGAGGCAGAGGTCTTGTAGATCTGGGCGAGGGAGGCGGCCACTAGGGCAAGGGAGGCTTCCTGCGCCACCGAGGAAACTTGGGCGGCAGCGGACACTGCGCGGTCAGCGGCGCTGGCAGCATCCACGTAGGATACCGAAGCGGCGGCAGCATAGGTGCCCGCGAGGGACGCTTCGGCAGCGGCGGAAACCAAGTAGAGGTTGGCGTTGACGGCGGCCACCGAAGCAAGCTGGGCGTAGGTGTTGGCGTCGTTGGCATACCCGGCGGCGACGCCCACGTTGGAAGCGATGGTGTCAATCTGGGTGCCGGGGAAGACCACGGCGCACTGCTTCGTGCCCGCCGTGAAATCCACGAGGAGGTTGCCGTTGGAGGAGTTGTAGACGGTGTTGCGCGAGAGGTAGGGGATGCCCGCCGAGAGGGTAAAGGTGCCGAGGCCCACTTCCCACTCGTTCTTCGTCTGGTGGGTGATGGCGTAGTAGCACTGGTTGCCGCTGCCCACACCCGAGAGGAAGGTCTGGTAGTTGGTGACGGCCCCGAGGAGGGCGAGGGCCCCCGTGCCATTCCCCGTGGTGTTCTCCCTGACGCGGTTAGCATTGACAATAGCCATCAGGATCCTCCGGGCCCGCCGTCATCCAGCGGAAGCTGTTGGTCGTCAGTCTCGGTATAGTCGATGGCCAGCGGCACATCGGGGCGGGGGTAGCGCAGCGCCTGCGGATCCGGGTAGACCGGCGGCGGCCTATTCTGGGGGTGGGTCACCAAGTTGAATTCGCCGTCGTTGCACACGCTGCAGACGCGCCACCGGGTACCCGGCTCGTTGCGGATCTGGAGGTAGCGGAAACGGAAACCGCACCGGTCACAGAGACTCCAACTGTGCTTGCCTGAGGCGAACTGGCCCATGCGTCACCTGTAGCGGGGGACGATGCGAAGGGTGGCCCTCTCGCGGTCCTCGTAGGTGGCGTGCTCCAGTTGCTCCTCGTACTCGGCCTTGAGCATGCCCAAGCGCTCCATGGGGAACTGCATCCCCCGGTTGAGTGCAAGGTAGTATGCGAGACCGGCGACGAGGGCGGGCCAGAAGCGGCGGGGCATGTCGGGATCGTTGCTGAGCTTCCCGGCATCCTGCACGAAGCGCATCTTCCAGTAGACGAGGATGTCGGTAGAATTTTGGGGCGCGGGCCACACGTAGATGAGGGGGTACTCGCGCTGCCTGTTGACGAAATAGTGGGTCGGGCGGCCCTGCTGTTCCTTGCGGGGAATATCGAGGTATTCGCCGTATCCTATGCGGGTCATCATGAGGTCGGTACCCTGCCGCCGCACCACCGCATCGAGGAGGTCAAGGGTGTCGGTGCTGCAGGAGATGGTGGCCACCGCCGAGGTAAGGGTAACCAGTACCTGCTCAAGGGTGTGAAGGAGGATGCCCCTATTCTGCAGGTCGGTGAAGAGGAGGTCCAAAGCCCGCCGGGACACCCGGGCTTCGGTACCGAGAGTGGGCTCCCCACCCACCCGAAGAGATGCCTGTTCAAGCAGCTCGTCGAGCGGGAGGGAGAAGTTGGTGGTCCCGGAGGTGGCCATGCGCTACATCACTTGATAGTGTACTTACCACCGCGCTGGGCAGCACCCATGCCCCGGCACGAGCCGCCACCGGCCATCTTGACCTTACCGCCCTTGGCGTAAAGGCCGCTGGCTATCTGCCTGCGCCGAGCTGCAGCCGCTGCGGCAAGGATCGGGTCGTCACCCACACCCTGTGCCTGCTGAAGCCTAGCATCCGCTTCGTTTTCAAGGGCAGTGCGGAGCTGCGCGCGAGGGTCATTACGCATGCCGCTTTCGGCTACATCGCGAGCCATGGTCTCCTGAT